ACTCAATCTCCCGGCCAGCCTTCTTCGCGCTGTTCGACAACTCATCGAACGCGCCGACACCATCACCGATATCTTTCAACTTCCCAAGCTGAGAAGTGATCCCAGCCCGGTAATCTGTGGCCTTGTCGATATCAAACGGGACACTGATCTTCAGATTCTTCTCAATGTCCTGCGCCAAAGCCTTAGCCTCGCGCCGTAACTGCTCACCCTTAGGAGTCAAAGGGATCTTCGCATCAATCGTCTTGAGCATCTTCTGAAGCTCAGACAACTTACCCTTCTGGAACTCATCCATCGGGATATCAACCGGGATAGTCGCCTTGTACCGGGCCTCGATACCACGGGTCAACTTGTCCAGGTTCTTACGGGCATCCGCAGATTCCTCAACATCCACCGGGATAATCGCGGTGATCTTACCGACCAGATCCGCAATCTCAGTGTTAAGTTCCCGCCGAAGATCCTCACCCTCAGGGGTCAACGGCAGATCAGCCTCAAGCCCCTTAGCGGCAGCCTTCACCCGTGCAATCAAACGTTTCTGGAAATCGTCTAAATCCGGTGCGACACCGACCTCGACCTCACCGTCATCAGCCCAAGACTGCGCCATAGCGACAAGTTCTTGCATTTCCTGGCGGGCGTCAACGATACCGTCGATATCCACCGGGAGCTTCGCGCTGATCTTCTTAGTGGCTTCCTTAGACCACGCATCGACCTCTTTGCGGAAATCCTCGGCATCAGGAGTGAGGGGGATCTTCGCTTCGATCTTAGACAAGGCTCGTTGAAGTTCACCTAGAAGCCGGCGCTGAAACCGGTCTAACTTCGGAACAACTTCGACCTCAGCGTCATCGAGCCCTTCAGTCTCCGAAGCGACTTCCTCACGGAACCCCGCACTGTCAGCGGCCACATCCACATCAGCGGTGCGGGCAGTCTTGATCGCATCGTTGATCTGCTCATTGAACTTAGTCAGATCCGCCTTGACCTGGATCGTGACTTCGTTCTTCTCCGCAGCCTCCAACGCAGACAGAAGATCCGCAAAGAACTGAGTTGTATCCGGTGTGACCCGAATAGTTATCCGGCCAACCTCTTTACCGCCAGCGCCCTTCGCCATTAACCGGTGACCTGCTTCCTTCTTTTAGCCGCAGCCAACTGCGCCTTCGCAATGAACGCGAAAGAACCAGGGCGCTGTGAAGACTGTTTACGAACTGAACTATCGGGGACTGGGAACGGGGCAGGGGGTTTCGGCTTCTGCTTAGAATGAGCGGCCACATAAGTGAACTGCAACGCCCGAACAGCATTGACAACAGCGACAATCGCATACCTAGACTCATCCCACCCGCGGAACTGTTGACCACCACGCTTCTCCGAATAAAACCGGGAAGTGATAGGCAGATTCTTGATCTGCACCAACAACCAGCGGGGAGTGACACCGGACCCCGGGACCAGAAGATCCCGAATGTCAATGCCGTAAGTCTCCAACAAATCGGCTGCAAGATACTCGCCGTAATCGTCAATCAGCCGTGCGAGCGTTCCGCTTCCCCCACCTGAGTTGACTCCATCCAACGCTGCAACACCTTCATCGTCAACGTCAGATCACCGTCCAACTCACGGATCAGACGCTTACCGCCACTCTCAGCGACAAGCTCCAACACACTAGAAGCGACCTCGGTCATCTTGTCCACGGAACTCTCATCAGCAGAATCCTGCTCAACGTTCTCAAGTTCACGCAAAGTCTCCAAAGCTTCCTCCCGCAACTTACGGGGAAGCCTCAACAGGTTACGCAGCAGAACCTCGGAACCGTCAGCCAACGTGATAGTGACGGGGGCGTACTGCTTCTCGACTTCTTCGCGCAAAGAATCCAAAGTGAAAATGTTACCCATAGCGGACCTTTCATAAAATGTTTGTGGGCGGGCCTGTTTGGTTGGCGGGCAAGCGGGGGGAGTAGGTAGGCCCGCCAAGACACCTACTCCCCCCGGTCAAACAGAGCGGATCAGGTGAACAGGTCCTCGTTGATCCACTCAAACTTGTTGGCGCTGCCGTACTTCAAGAAAGTGGCACGCACCGGCAGAGAAGCGAACTCATCCGTCGCAAGGCTGATCGAATCATCCCGGCGCATCGACGCCTTCGGGGAATAAAATCCGATTTTCGTATCACCATCAACAATGATGATGAGCAGTGCTTTCTCCAAAGGTGTAGCGGTGCCGGAAGCGACACCGAACACACCAGCGGCCTTAGCAGCATCCTTGCCGTAGTACAGCTCGAAAGACTGAGTATCGAACTGCTGCAACAGGATCGTTAGATAATCCGCAATCGGCTTAGTGACAACCTCACGCAGATTTTCATTTTGCCATGTCCCTCTGACTTCGGTGTCGCCGCCGTCAAAACCGAACTCGGGCAGGTCATCCCGGCTGGTATGGCCCAGAGTTGACCAACCATTCGGTGCGGTAGCGACCTCAGCGGTAGCAACAGCGGTGACAGGTTCCAGCTTCGAGGTCACGGTGACCTCAATGTTCTCGCCGGCCAGCTTACCGACGAACGCGATCACGAACCCGTCCTCAGCGAAACCTCCACCACTGACCTTGACGTTACCCGAACCGACACCCTCGATGTTCTCGAGCGCGGTCTGAACCTCAGCGGCACCAGAATCAAACGGAAGGTCAAGGGTGGTGCCCGAAGGGGCGTCCGAAGCAACCGGTTCCTCATCAGCGACAGCCTTCGAGGTCTTGCTCTTGGCTGCCTTCGGGTCCGGGGTAGCGGCAGGCGGCTCAACACCAGTCGCCTCAAGGGTGCTGGCACCCTCAGCGGGAACCTTAGCGGGGATGGTTTCCACAGCCTGCTTCGGGGCAACAGTGCCCTCACCCACGGTCAGGCTGAACGTGCCACCAGTCGGCACCGCAGAAGCGGTCACCGTGCTGGAAGACGAACCGAACGCCTCCGGATCAATCGACGCGATCTGCGCCGGGGTGGGCCGGGGGGTACCCGGCGCCGCCGTAAAAACGTAACCGACTGCCGCTGTAACGACAGCCGAATCATTCTGTGACATGAATGTCTCCTGAATAGTTATTTTGATTGGGGTGGACGCACCCCGAATTGAATAAGACCCTGGATCCGCCAAGAGTCCTGAAACAGCGAACTGAACTGGGTGGCACCCATAGTTTCCACCATCGAGTGTAGATACCCCGCCTCAGTTTGTTTCTGATGCAGCACAGCGTCATACAGCACTTCTAGTGCGTCCTCATAAAGCTGCTCAGTTTCGACAAGCCCAGCGATCCCATAGGCTGTCAACTCGACAACAGGTAACGATAACGCCTGAGGGCGTTTCGCATCCCTTCTCCCACCGAGACGCCTGACGTTCAACATCGGGAACATCCGGTAGTCGATATCCTCAACCCACGAACCGACTTTCACACCAGGGAACGCTTCACGCAGTATCGGGATGACCACAGACTGCACACGCGGCATCACAGACACATTCCCCTCCTAAGCCTCAACGAAAGTCATAGTCATCAAATAGGTTGCCCGGGGCGCCTTCGTCTTCACATGAGACAGCCGGCCACCCGGCCCGAACACACCCGAAGGTTTATGCCCGTACTCCAAAGCCCACGCATTCAACGCCACCATGTTCACCAGATAGTCAGGGGTCTTGCCCTCCGTCTGATCCCTCTGAAGCTCAATGCGAGTCACATGAGCCGGTGAAGAAGCAGGGTCGATCTTGTACCACTCAGTAGAAGCGCGGATACTTTGCAAACGCCTATCAGCGATAGCTTCGACCTTCTTAGCCTCAGCCCACAACCTGCGCTGCACAGCCGGGTCATGCGCCGCGATACCGTTCAAAGTCCGATTACTAACAGTAATTTCGGCCACTAGTACCTCTTGATGGTGTAAGCGACATGCGCTGTCTTCGGAGAGTTGTTGAAAATGAACGCGTCACCGAACACCACCCACCTTTGTCCCCGCCACACAATCTGAGACTGGGCGCCAAGGATCTGACAGAACGAGCGGGGCAAACGCATCGAGTAAACCTTCTCAGACTCGAAACCCTCATTGTCCTGCTCTGAACGGCGGGCAGACGTACCGGACATACCAGACGGCTGTATCCGCGCCTTAGCGTGGAACCCCGTCGCGGAAGGGCGGGTTTGTAGATTCCCGTCAGCGTCCGTGACTGTTTCCTCGGGGAAGATGACGATATCCTCGTTAGCTTTATCCAACAGACTCACAATGACCTCACCAAATCTGTCGAACCCAATCAATGACTTTGTTGTGCTTCCAGGCGTACTCAACATCACGCCTCATAAACCCATACGCACCCGTATCAACAACAGGGCGTGGGGTCAAAATGAACCAGTTCTGTTGGGGGGCACCAAGGATCGCCCACTCGTCGTCGGTGATCTGCAACCGCCCAGTCGCAAGATCCTTCTGAATTGTGTAAGCGTAATTGCCGTCCGTCTCACTCTGATAACCCTCAGGGTTACGGGCAAGTCTCAAAACAACATCTGATTCGACCTGAACAACGTCCTCGGCGTCGGTCTGACCTGAAGCAACTTGGTCATCCAGATCAGGGATCCGCCGGCGAATCATTCGCTCAACGTCCTCTAACCGGACATTAACCAGCGCGGTTTCCTCAACCGTTAAGTCCCGGCCCCAACGGACAGCCACATCCTCAGCAGTTGCGTAAGCCATACGTGGAGTCCTTTCCAGACCTGAGGGGAGGGGAACCGAAGTCCCCCTCCCCGTCAGAATCACTTAGCGGTCGAAGCCGGCGAAGTCTTCGGCGGGGTGGCCGGAGCCTTCGGCGCAGGAACATCAGTCAGCTTGACAAATGCCTCAGGGTCATTCACCAGCGCAGCAAACTCGGCCTCAACACGAATTGCCACCATGTTCTGCTGCCAGAGCGACACAATTCCGGACCCGTCCCCATTCGCGGAAAGGTCAAGAGTTGCCTGGTCCGAGACGTCGTAGGACAGTCCGCCGATTTGTCCCCAAATAAGCTGGGAGAAATCGCCCATAAAGCCCACAACTTCATCCAGAGCAACGTGATCCGAAATGTAAGTCGGACGCCCAATAACCCGGCCAGTGCGGAACGGGGAATTGATATCCGTGTACGTCGCCTCGAGGAACAGCGGGCGCTCCGCAGCATCCTTGCTGGCGTTCAGCACAGGCTCGGTCTTGCTGTCCAAGAGGGTGCCGGTCCACTTCTTACCATCGGCAAGAAGCTGAGTCAGACCACCGTTAAGGGCGTCGTAGGCGTTCGACCCAAGAGCCTGAGTCTTAGTGGTGTCCGACAGTGCGGTACCGAACGGGGAGTCCACCTTGTGAAGCACAGCCTGATCGAAGCTCATAGCAATCGCCTCAGCGACCTTAGTCCGCATGACCG